CTGCAACGGGGTTGATGACCCGGCGCATTACAACGGCTCGACCTGGGCGAACCCGTCACTGTCGATGACGACGTTCGCGGACAATGACATTAAGTATGTGTTCGCGTTCAAGGAACGGCTCTTCTTCATCTTCAAGGATAGCCTGACGTTCGGTTATCTGCCGGTGCAGAATATTGCCGGGACCGTGAGCAATTTCCCGCTGGGCGCGGTGTTCAACTATGGCGGCGAGCTAGTTGCTGGCGGGACGCTCTCCCGCGACGGCGGCGACGGTATGGATGACTTCGCGGTCTTCCTGACCAGCGAAGGCGAGATCGCGGTGTATCAGGGCTTCAACCCGGCGTCCGCGTCTGAGTGGGCGCTGGTGGGCGTCTACTACATTGGCGAGCCGGTAGGCGATCGGCCGATTATTGAGATCGGCAACGATCTGGCAGTCATTACGCGCCGGGGCGTCATGTCGGTGCTGCGCACGATGGCCGGCGCGGCGGACAAGGACCGGGACTATTTCAGTCAGGTGGCGACGCCGCTGCGGGCGGCATTGTCGGCTGGTGCGGGTTTCTCCGGTTGGGAAGGGATGATCGTTCCAAGCGAAGGCCTGATGATCGTCAACGCGCCGATGACGGACGCAACCGCGCACCAATATGTGCGCGATCTGGCGACGAGCGCGCCGGGGCGGTTCACTGGCTGGAATTTCGAGACGTTCGAGGTTTTCAACGGCGAGTGCTACGCCGGCACGTCTGACGGGCGCGTGGTGACGTGCTTTGACGGCTACGACGACGATGGCGACGACATCACGGCGGCGGCGGCAGGCGCATGGACGCCGGCGGGCTATCCGGGCGTCAAGACGCTGATGGAAGTGCGTCCGGTACTGACGACCATCACGAGCGCGGTGATGCGGATTGTGGGCCGTGCGGATTTCAGGGAGTCACCCCCGCTCGGCGCATGGCCGCAGAGCACGATCACGAATGCGCTGATCTGGGGAACCGGGATTTGGGGAACGAACCTGTGGGGCGGCGAGGATTCGACGACACGGCAATGGCGCGCGATTTCGGGCGAGGGTCAGAATATCTCGCTCGTCTATGAGGCTCGGTCCAATCAATCGCAGATGGAGCTGAATGGCTTTAATCTGCGCTACGGGATTGGGGGCCAGGTGTGAAACTCTCGACGCTGCCAAGCGCCACGCTGCTCGCGTGGGCCGCGCCGCGCATTCCAGAGCTTCACGGCCAGCCGTTTCCAGACAACGCCACGGCGATGGGCGTGGAGAGCGAGGACGGTGACATTCTGGGCGTGGTCGCGTTTCATAGCTGGGAGCCATGGAACGGGACGATCGAGGTCAGCGCCGTGAGCGAGGATGCGCGCTGGCTGCTGGCCCGCAAAGCATGGAAGGCGATGTTCGATTACGCCTTCTACGCCTGCAATTGCCAAAAGATTTGGAGCCGCACGCCGCTGAAGAACAAGCGGGCGCTGCGGTTTTTGAAGGCGCTCGGCTTCACCTTCGAGGCCATTCTGCCGCGCCAATTTGGAGACGACGACGCAGTGATTTCGCATCGGTTTAGGGAAGAGTATGAGCAAGCCACGCGCGCCCACGCCGCCTGATCCGGTTCTCACCGCACAGGCTCAAACCGAGAGCAACACGCAGACGGCGATCGCCAACGCGCATCTCAACAATGTGAACCAAGTCACGCCATGGGGTAGCGTCACCTATACCTCGACGCCAGGGCAGAACGGCATTCCGATCTTCACGCAGACAACCACCCTCTCGCCCGACCAGCAGCAGCTTAACGACATCGGCACGCAGAACAGCATCGGGCTCGGCAATCTGGCCGCGACCGGTATCGATACAGCAAGCGGCGTGCTCGGCTCTGACTGGAATCAGCGCTATTTCGATGGCGCCAGCGTCACGGGCGGGCCGCTCGATCTGGCGTCCGCGCTTGGCGACTTCCGGGGCGACATCGAGGGCCGCACGCGAGAGCTGATGACGCGCGGGCTGGACGATGCGTTCGGCCGCGCAGAAGAAAGCCAGCGTTCGCGGCTTGCGGCGCAGGGTATTAACGCGGGTTCCGATGCGTTCGAGAGCGAGCGACGTTCGTTCGAGGCGGGCCGGGGCGATGCTTACGCTTCGGCCGAGCTTGCGGCGCGTCAGGCTGCGCTTGGCGAGCGTAGTCAGCAGATGGGCGAGATTACGGGCGAGCGCGGCATCAACTGGCAGGAAGCCCTGCAGCAGTACGGGCTGAACGATCAGGCCGACTTCAACGCGCGGGCGCGTCCGCTGAATGAGATCACGTCGCTCACTTCCGGTTCGCAGCTTTATTACCAGCCGACGACGCCGGGCCAGCCGAACGTTTACAACATCGCCGGGACGGACGTGGCGGGGATTTACAATCAGGGCTACCAGAACCAGCTTGGTGCGTATAACGCGCAGATGGGCGCGCAGAACGGCCTGCTCGGCTCACTCGCCAATCTTGGCGCTGCTGGCCTTACTTTCTTGCGCCCATCCGACCGCCGCCTGAAGCGAAACATCGAATACAGCCACACCGACGCGAACGGTCTCAGGTGGTACGCCTATGACTACGTTTGGGGCGGGCCGCGTCAGCTTGGCGTGATGGCCGATGAAGCGCCGGCGCACGCGGTGAGTATCGATCCGCACTCTGGCTTCGCTATGGTCCGGTACGACTTGCTATGAACCCGATCCTTCTAGGCCAACCCGCCGCCCGCTTCGGCTTGGCGCAGGCGCTCGCGCAGCAACCGCAGCAGCAGCGCCGCGTCGTGGGCGACGATCCCAAACGCCGCGAGTACGGCGCAAGCGCGCGCAATTACGGGCTGGCCGAGGCGTTGCAGCCGATCAGCGTAGAAAGCGGCACATGGGGCGAGGCTCTAGCCGAAGCGCTGGCCGGCGGCTTGCGTGGCCGCGCAGCGCAGAGCGAACGGCAGCAGGGCGTCGATCAGGAGCAATGGGACCGCAACCAAGCCGAGAAGACGCAAGGCGCGCGCAACAGCGCTATCAGTGAAGCGCTGGCGGGCTTTGACCCGGCGAACCCCACGGCGATGGTCGGCGCGTTGAGCCAAGGTGCGCCGGAGGAGGCGCTTGGGCTGGCGACACAGCTTATGGGCCGTACTAGCGAGCGCTGGAGTCAGCCGTACAACCTCAACGGCGCCACGGTTCAGGAAAACTTGGCCACAGGCGAGGTGCGCCAGGCTGTGCCGCGGGCCCCAGCGGGGCGCACGGCTTCTACAGGCGCGCCGGAATTGCCGCCCGGTTTCGTGTGGGAGTAGTCAATGGACCCAGATGAGCTAGCCTCGGCCCCTGGCGGTCAGCAGCCGCAATCAAACGGCACCAACTGGGATGGTCGCATCGCCGTAAATCCGCAAACCGGCGAGCGTGTCGTCTATCGCATGAACCCAAGCGGTCGTGGACGGTTTGTGGCGCTAAACTCAGAGAATGCCGACCCGCAAGCCCGCGAGCGTGTGGAGGCCATTCAGAACCGCGCCGATATTGGCGCGCGCACTCTCAATCAGGCGCGGCGGTTCGTGGAGCGCAACTTTCAAACGCCAACGGGAGGGCTGCAGAACAGCCTAGAAGGCCCAGCGCGTTCGATTGCGGCTGCCATCAGGCCCAATATGTTCTCGCAAGCGGATGAGTTGGCGGCGCTGTCCAACCAAATGATCGGCTCAAACTGGCAGCCGGGCACGTCCACAATGATGAACACGGCGACCGAACAGGAGATGATCCGCAGGCGCTATCCGTCGCCTTCCGCGCAAGGTCCGGCGAATATGGAAACATATCTTAACATGGCAGAAGAGGTCGCGGTTCAGCGCGCTGCTGTGGAGAGTATGCGCCAATGGTTGCGCAATAGAACGAACCTCGAAGGATGGGACGCCGAGTTCGCGCGCGGCGAGCAGGCCATTCGCCAACGAGCGCGTCAACAAGCACAACAGCAAATGTTAGCCACGCAAAGTCGTGTGCGAGGCGATGGTAGCGCCGAACGTGTGCGGCAAGGGCTGCGGCCCCAGCCCAATGCACAAGGGCAAACGATCCGCATTGATGCAAACGGACGTGTAATCCCCTAATGCCGATTACGGTTGAGCTACCAGACGGCCGCCGCGTCACGGTGGAGACAGATGATCCGCAGGAGGCGGCGCGCGCTGCGCACACGTTTGCGCAGCAGCAGCCAGCGCAATCGTCGGCATACTCGCAAGCATACTCGCAAGCATACCAACGGCGCCAGCAAGAACGCGCCCCGCGGGGCGCTCCGGGTACGTTGCTTCGTGCTCTTGAGGACTTCAATCGCTCCGGCCCAACCGCCGTCATGGACCAGATGTGGCGCAATATGGGTGTTGCGGACGAGCTAGCCGGGTGGAGTGATCAGCTCCTGGCTGGCGGCATTCCCGGCACGTCACGCGGCGAGGCGGCTTACAATGCG